ACTCTGTGGGGTCGGGGTTGGGTTCTCAGTCGAGAGACAATACATCGCAGAACTGCCTGTCGTAGCGTCTGACTTCCACGATAGCGACACCGTTATCACGGTAGCAGACAGCAAGATAGGGTGGTGTAAAGCACTTAAAGAAACGATTGCACTGGCCTTCAGTGGGCAGATTCCCAAGTGGGACTTCAGTCGTATCAGACCTGCCGGCGCACCGCTCCTGACCTTTGGTGGTAGGGCCTCTGGACCTGAGCCGTTGAAAGAAATGCTGTCCAAAGTGGTAGACGTCATCAAGGGTGCAGCCGGTAGACGGTTAACCTCTATCGAATGCCATGACATCCAATGCTACATCGCCAGTTGCGTCGTAGTAGGCGGAGTCAGGAGAGCAGCCATGATCAGCCTGTCCAATCTATCGGATCAGAGAATGGCACTGGCTAAGTCTGGTGCGTGGTATGAGATGGATGGTCAGAGAGCACTGTCAAACAACAGTGTGATCTACACTGACAAGCCGGACGTAGGTGGATGGATGCGTGAGTGGCAGAACATTTACGAGTCCAAGTCAGGTGAACGCGGTATCATTAACCGTGAAGCCCTCAGGAATATGTCACCAGAGAGAAGGGATACTACCCATGAGTTCGGAGTAAACCCCTGCGCTGAGGTGGTATTGAGGGAGCGCGGTTTGTGCAACCTCAGTGAGGTAATCGCCAGACCTGATGACAACGGAATACAACTGGCAAGGAAGATCAAAGCAGCATCCATACTTGGAACCCTGCAATCAACCTTGACTAACTTCCGCTACCTGTCAAAGAGATGGCAGCATAACTCTGAGGAAGAACGCCTGTTGGGTGTCAGCATCACTGGTATCTACGACTGTGAATGGCTAAGGAAGTCATCACCAAAGCAGTTGAAACTACTGAAGCAGGTTGCTGTTGATACGAACATCGCGTTCGCCAGAGCGTTGGGGATCAACCCATCAGTTGCAGTCACCTGTGTGAAACCATCAGGTTCAGTCAGTCAATTGACAGACAGTGCCTCAGGCATACACCCACGATACGCCCACAACTACTGGCGACGTGTAAGGAATGACAAGAAGGACCCGATCAGTGATGCACTCATCGAGGCCGGTGTGCCCCATGTTACGGACCCATATAATACCGAGGCATGGTCGTTCACCTTCCCCAAGAAAGCACCAAAGGGTGCGGTAGTCAACGCAGACATCACGGCGATTGAGCACCTTGAAATGTGGAAACACTTTGCCCTTAATTTCTGTGAGCACAAACCCTCTGTCACAATTTCTGTGGATGAGGGAGAGTGGCCGGAGGTAGGTGCATGGTGCTGGGAAAACTTTGAAATCCTGAGCGGGGTATCATTCCTGCCTAAGGAAAGCAGCAATCACACATACGTGGAAGCACCTTATGAGGTGTGTACCAAGGAGGATATCAAGTCGTATCCAAGAACCAAAGCAGTACAATGGGAATCCATCATGGAATCCCAAGACAAGCAGACAGAGTTCGCCTGTTCATCGGGAGCCTGTGAAATTTGAACCACTACTACGCATGGTATAAAAACAGATTGGACATGCAAGATATAGCAGATGCCCGCGCTGCGGGCGAGTTGGAATCTTATTGGGAAGATGATACCCAAGACCTTTATCATCAATCGCTGTTAGATCAGCAACAACTGGAAAACAAAATGTCAAAATACGAAATCAAACCGGGAAATATTTCCCTCTTCAAGAACGACAAAGGCGATAACGAGAAACGCCCTGACTACACCGGCAGCCTGAAGACACCTGATGGTGTCGAACTTCAGGTTTCGATGTGGCTTACTGAGTCCCAGAATGGACTTAAGTACATGAGCGGTAAGGTGCAGGAACCTTACGGTGATGCAGGTAGCGCGGACGACACCGTCCCTTTCTAAGTGGAGTTAACCTATTGGGATGGCGAGGTCGTTGACCTCGCCTTCGACTCCAAACTCCACGCATACAGGGCCAATGGCAATCCTGTACCCAGTGCTACCAAAGTTCTGGGTGTGATAGCCAAGCCCGCACTCATACCGTGGGCGCTCAAGACCGGCAGTGAGTGGCTTGAGAAAAGTCTGTTCGTTGATGATGAACTGGACCAAGGCCCGGATGTCGTTACGTACACATCACGCCTTACCCTAGACGCCTTAGTCAAGGGAATCAAGTCAGCCTACCGTGGTTCAAGTGGTGGTGCTATAGAGATCGGTAATGAAACTCACAGGTGGATTGAGAAGGCACTTGAAACTTTCATCGAGGTAGATGGTAAGTTCGGTGATGACAATCTTCCACCTATGCCGGAGGAACCAGAGCCTAGCAATTCTGTTACAGCATTCCTTGAGTGGGTCTATGACCATGACGTACACTTTGAAAAGTCAGAGGCCAAACTGTTCAATCGCAGTGATCTGTATGCCGGCACGGTAGACTGTATCGCCACGGTGAATGGGGTCAAGTCAGTCATTGATTGGAAGACCAGCAAGGGAATCTATCCAGAGTATCACCTTCAGGTAGCAGCCTATGCTCAGGCATGGGAGGAGTACACAGGTGATCTGGTTGACCAGACCATCGTGCTGAGACTGGACAAAGCCACTGGTAGATATCAGGTGGGAGCCAAGTCAAGGCGTGAGTGGGTAGATAATTACGAGTTGTTCCTTGCAGCACTCAAACTTTACAACGGACTGAAGAAGATCAAATGAACGTAGAAAAAAACCAAATCACTTTATTCCACATCCATTCGGCGATCTGTCTGTCGGAAGATTCGCCATCAGAAGAACTGGAGGAAATGCTTGAAGATGAATCCACCAATGCAAACTCTGATGAGGAGCAGGATATCTGGGATGCGTTTCTTAGGTATGTCGGATCGCTCTATTAAGTGGGGGAAGGGGTCATCGTTCAACGTCAACATCGGTGAAGTCAACGGATGGGGCGCAGAGAGATACCGAACCCTCGATAACAAGTGGAAGTTTATCATCACTAAGGCTAGTGCCGGACCGTGGTATCAATACTTTGATGATCGTGAGTTTGAAACCAAGGAAGAACTTGACGACGCAATACTGGAGTGGATGTGGAACAACTAAAGTTTGATTCAGATATGATTAAGGATGCTGTCGAGTGGGCAGCAGAACTTGGAAGCCTGAACAATTCAATCACGGGTGGGGATGGAAACTTTGCCGGCAGGTTAGGTGAGTTAGCCTTGGCCCAACACCTCAACGCACTGTGGGTACAGGATGACTACTGGTATGACCTGATCTATAAGGGTGAAACCATTGAAGTCAAGACCAAGCGCAGGAGCGTAGACCCTCAGATGCACTACGATGTATCGGTAGCCAAGACCAGTACACACCAACAGCCTGATCGCTATGCTTTCATAAGCGTCACGCTTGATGGCAGGAGAGTAAAGAGCGTATGGCTCTGTGGATTTATAGACAGGGATGAGTTCTTTGATAAGGCTAGGCTGATGAAGAAAGGAAGGGTTGACAAGTCAAATGGTTTTAAGACTCACGCAGATATGTACAACTTGGAGATAAGCGAACTACATGATAATTGAACCGGGAGTAGATGAAAAGTTCCGTGGTGTGGATGGACAGGAATGGGTGTCCGCATCATGGGTGAAGAAGCAGACAGCAACACCCTCCACTAACGGATGGACTGAGGCTGTCTTGAATGAGGTACGGGATAGATTAGGTGGGCGTTGGAAGATGCATAAGGGTGAGGTCTACTATAAGAAGGCCGACATTCTGGAGGCATTCAAGAATGCGCGTTCCTAAGCACTACGATATGCCGATACAACCTGTAGACTTCATTGTTGAGAACAACATGGGGTTCGTTGAGGGGAACATCGTGAAGTACATCTGTCGGTACGATATGAAGGGTGGTGTTGAAGACCTTGAGAAGATCAAGGACTACTGCGACATCCTGATTCACAGTGCTAAATCCAAGTCCTGAGCAGGAGAAAAAATGGGCGGAGGACAGGAGACTGCACTTCGCCCGCTTCTGTTGGCTCAATATGTATAAGAGAGCGCCATCAGGTAAACTGTGGCGCGACGTGTTCTTCGATAAGGAGGGGATTACGCTGTTTCAATATGCTGCTGATCGAAAGAAATCTCGTCAATCGCGGTAATACACCCAACTGGAAAGGCAGTAATACCATACGGTTTATCATCTTCCCCCAACGTATCCCCTATCTTTAATACCTTATCGGTAGAAGAATGGAACCACCCGATTGATTTTAATTTGGGTGGTTCTATATCTTCCCCTTCATCCCAACCCGCTGTTGAGATGATGTCCTCCCAATATACACAGATTAACTGTGGCCCTTCAAACTCCTTGGACCTGAACTGCAATACATTATTCGCTTCCAAGTGCCCTCCTCATATCCTCTTGTATTCTCCGGCGTTTCTCTCGCTGCTCTTCCAACCTCTTTGCCTTCTCTTCATCACTATAGGATCGCTCTCGCCTGATCCGACTCATTTCCTTTTTAACATCCTTTAACTTCTGGTTATACTTCATCCTTATCCTGCCGGCTAACTTGCGCGGGTTCAGTGGCTCGATCCTGATGCCGGCATTGGAGAACCTAGCAGACAGAGGTGAATAGTCATCTTGGAATCTCGATGTCTCACCTGACCGGGCCCTCTGGTTCTTCTGCTCTGCCCATGATCTGATACCGCCTACATTAAGGTATTCCCAGTTCGGCAGGACGTTCCTTACCGCTGATTCAAACTTCTTGCCTTCAGGGATATCAGTTCCTTGGAACTGGTTGATGCCTAGCAGTGGCCATCCTACTGCCCCTGCCAGTCCACCTGATGGTTGGATAGCATTCGGTAAGAAGGGTATCTGTCCTGTTCCCCCCTCACTCAGGCTGAATGTACCGCCGGGCAACCAACGCTCTGCGTTGAGAGACTGGAGATCAAGGGAGTCTGGCGCAACAAAGTCTGAGGCGACCTCAGGCAGCGTCACACGGGCGTTAGGCATGAAGGGCATACCCATCATAGGGTTGTCCTTGATCAGTTCCTTGGTCCTGTTTATGAGGTAGTCATCCTCGCCTGATGTCAGTTCACCTAACTGGTTCATCCCGGCGTAGATGCCGGCCCACTTCATGTACTTGGCAGGGTTCTTTGTGGCAACCTCAGCCAGTCGTGGCATGATACCGTAGGTGTACGAGAAGAACGGCAGGAAAGTATGACGCATGGCATTCAGGAGCGGGGGA